CAACCACCCTGCTTTGTTTCCATTGAGTATATTCCCACCAAAATTACACTGATAAAGATTATATGCTCTTTGCCCAAACGCATCAGAAAAAGTAATTACATTATCTGAGAATGTTCCTGAAACGCTGTTAGTGATCACAACTCCGTCGTTTTCCAAATACCTACCAGCAGATATCAGATTCCCTGTAATATTAAAATAAGCAAGCCTGTCAAGGTCTAATGCGGCCCCACGAACGGCATCCATAACACAATGATTAATATGTATAGGGAATCCGTATGTTTTATCGCCAGGTAGTAATCCTGGAGCCGTGTATCTTTGGCGAACAACAAATTCCCCGTTATAGAAGATACTGTTTGAAAGAACAGCATCTGTAGTATCAATCAGATCAATTGGAGAATTAGAAGAAAAACAGTTTAACCATCGTGGCATCTCGCTAAGATGGTTATATGTATTTGTAGTAGCTGCACCATAGAACGGGCTTCCCCAACGTTGGCAGAAGATGTAATCAATGTAATGGAAGTTGTCCATTATTGTTCCAGCGTTGTAGAAGAAACAGCGATCCCATAGTGCGTGCTTCAGATGGCGGAATAAAAACGCGCTAGTGAGAGAAACATCAGCAGCGATTGTCAGATTTCGGAATACCCCTCCACGAACTTGTTCAAAGTCTTCCGGGCCGGTTCCGTTAGCTGTAAACATGACGAATGTTGTATCAGTACCCGGGTACTTGAGTTCAGTATTAAAACCTAACCCCTCAATATTCCAGTTTGGGGGTAATACTACCTCACGGGTCTTCATATAATAGATACCAGGGTATTTAAGTCTGACGTTAGGGGATGCCGCAAATGCTTTTGTGAATGCAATGCTGTTATCTACATTAATATCATTAACCTTGCCGCCAAAATCCTCAAGGAATACGAAATCATCAAGCTTATCCTGTACGGTTCTTTGTACACTGCCATCCACAGGATACTTATAACCAATGAGAGAGGATCCGGTAGGTTTTGCCAGCTCAATCAAAACATCTGAGGCAGACCCTGATTCTGGCAACACCGGAATAGGGTCACCTGAATTATTGAATGCCAGCAGTTTATTGCGACGCAGACCCAGCGAAGGTACTAACCCAACGGATTCCTCTGGAACGCGCAGCACCCGGGATAAAGATATGCTTTCTAAATACTTTTTAGTCACTGCGTCCTGCGCATTTACCGGATCTGCCAGTTTCTCAATACGATAACCCTCTGCATCAAAGGGACCACCGAACAGCGGGCGGCGAAGTGCCAGACCGAGATGTATACCGTAACGCTGTATCGCCATCCATAGGCGGTCAAAATCCTTATTAACCGTGTCGGCCAGGAGGTCGCCGTTATCCTGATAATCGGTCAGCCTGTACGTTGGCACTACCCTCTCCAGCATCACAACCGATCCGCTGGCTGGCGGGGTGATAATAATCACATCCCCGCCGCCGATATTCCCTACCCCGGACACCGTGTACCCGCTAGTAATAACGGTGCCGTTAATTGTGACCTGAATATCACCGGAGTTGATGATA